GACCACCGCCGCCGCCACCAGCGTATAACTTTCCACTGTTTTCGCCGAACTCTCGAGTAGTTGTTCCTTGCCCAGTGCCACCCGTAGGGTTGGTACTACCGTCAGATATTCCTTGTTCACCATTTCCGCCATCATAGCCACCAGCACCATAATCAGAGCTTGCGCGCACACCACCACCGCCGCCAGAGCCGCCTTTACTACCTGCACCAAAGTCGTTAGTTCCAGAACCAGAGATACCGCTTGCCCCGCCATTTGCGGTTACTTCTTCGCCAAAGGACGTTGTTCCGCCATAAACTGGGGGCCATGAAGTGCTTGTTGTGGCAGCACCTTGGCCAATAACTACTTGATAACTACCATTAACAGATAGTTTTCTTACCGTTCTGGTGTACCCCCGCCATAGCCTACCTGTGTTATAGTGGTAGGGTCTGCGCCGTGACCACCACCACCGACGCAGAACACGTCAATGACCTTCGGCTCGAGGAACACAATCGTACCGCTTGTCAGCAGCTCCACCACACCGTCTTTTCTCACATTATACTGCCCTGTATAGGTAAACTTCGGCACACCCGCACCAATCTTACCTCTATATCCAGCATTAACAATCATCTTGCTACCTCCTTTACGATAATAGCCTTGACTTCATTTCCCGGCTCAATAGCCTTTTCAGCTCCCATACACCGACAAACTGTTCCTCGCTTTTCATCCATAGCAAATGTAACCACTTTGCCGCATGACGGGCAAGTCGCTGTCTTATAGAAAATTACTCTATTCATAATTTCTACTCCTTTCCAAAATTCTACCCACGGTTTCCGCACCCGGCTGTCGTAGCACTAATGCCCAATAGACACCGCCCACCCACTAACACAACGAAACCGACTTACCCGATGATAATTACATTGAAGTAAATACTCGCGTCAGGAATACTGTCCGCCGTAAACGTCAGCGTACCATTCGCCTGTGCAGTACATCTCACATTGTTCTCCTGCGACTTAGCCCACCCCGTAGCACTGGGGCTTGTCACCACATTGCTCTCAGCGGTCACGCCGCCAACCGCAACAGTCTGAACAAACGCACTACCACTCGGTGTCCAGTTACCGCTGTTCAGCAGCACTGTGCTCCCAACACTTTTTAGCGCACCGTCCTCTCTGCTCATGAAATACGCCGCATCATGCCCCTGCAACGTATCCGCATCAATATCCGTACCGCCACCAGCAGGAGCCGTAGTAAACACCGTCAGCAGCGTACCCGTCAGAACCGCCAGCACATTGCTGTTAATCTTCCACGCGCCGCCTGGCAGCGTCTCACCCGTAGGCAGCAGCGTAGACACCTGAACACCGTCCACGGTACAGGTATCGCCCTGCGCCCAGTCACTTGTCGCCACGAACCGAATGACAGACGCACTCGGTGTACTCCGGGTAATCGCGTGAACCGTTCCGCTTTTAATCTCCGTAGCCAACTGAACAGCGGCGTCCCTGTTCTTACCCATATTGCTGTCGATGCTCTGAATGTTCTGCGCTTCAACGGTCAGCGGGTTAAAGATATCACTACCTTCATACTGCTTGTACCCATAGTTAGTTGTAGTTTTCATGCTTAGTTACCTCCACGATTTTTGTAGTCTCTTATCATCACATAAGCGACTTCATTGTTAGCCTTGGCAGTCAGCGTGTACTTCATGCCGTTGGCGTTGTAGTCAATCTGCGCGGAATACGGTATCTGATTTTGCTGGCAGTAGTTGATAAGCTGATTGCAGCTTTCCATACTTGCACCAACAAACTCAATCTCGTTTACTTCCGTCAGCCATTCATCAACATACATATCCTATCCTCCTTATGCCTGAGCAAAGATATTCTTACCGTTATTCACCAACTGCGTACAGGTGGCGTTGTAAGAGATAACCTTGTTTACAGTTCTATTCGCGGTGACAATGCCATCCACATCGATAGCTTCGGTCATGTGCAGTACGGACAGATAGTCAACCATCTCCTGAATAGACACGCGCTCACCGGTAAACGGGTTGAGCACAGTAACGCTGATAAGCTGCTGACTAATCTGCTCAAGCAGCCACTCGTTATTCTGTGCAATTTTCGTGTCCGTGTACGCCCTGCCACCGGCAATCTCGTTGTCTTGCCGCTGGAAATTGCTGTCCATCTGGTTTTGGAAACCCTGCAACGCGCCTGTCACGTTGTCAACGAACTGGTTGTAGTCGCTGGTCAGCTGCTCCAAAGCCTGATTGTACTGCTGGATACTTTTTGCAATTTCACCATCAGTATACGCTTTACTTGCAGCAAGTACTTGTTCTCCGTAGTTGTCCAGTCGCTTACCCATTTCGTTGATGTAGTCTCTCAGCTTACACAAAACCTCGTAGTAGCTGAGACTTTCATCATACGTCAGGGGTAAGACCTTCTGCGACCACGGCCAATATTTGGGGTTGTAATCAGCCATAGTACCTCCTTACCATAGACCCATGAAAAGGTCATTCAACTCGTTTACTACCATGTTGTCAATATTCAAAAACGTCTGTCGATATTCTTTCAACAGACGGGAATACGAACTCCCGGCAGTTTTGCCCTGTATCGTTTCCTCGAACTGCCCACTATTCGAGGACTGGCTGTTGCTGTTGTTATCGGACACGTCAGCGTCAGTCAGATATTCGCCGGACAGCACAGAAGACAAACCATTCTGAGGTGTGTCACTGTGCATATTCTTAGCCTGAGACGAACCACTGCTTTGTCCCTGTCCACTGTTGCTGCCAAAGCGCTTGTAGTCCACATCATACATGGGATTGAACTGCAAACGTGCGCTTTCGTAAAGCTGATTGTACTTCGGCATAATGAGGTTGAGACGAGAGTTTAGCCGAAGTTTCCAAAGGCCAACGGTTTCCTCGCAAATCTCTCGCGTGTAATATGCACGGAGTATCTGCTTTTCGAGTGTCAGCCTGTAAGCTTCATCGAAGATGGGGAAGTCGAAGTTAAACACCTTTGGAGCCGCTTTCGTGATGATATCCTCGATAGCGCCTTCACCCAAACTTTCGATAAGGCAGGCAGCATTTTCACAAATGAAGCGAACCTCGGTCGTGTACTTACTCATTCTCTTTCACCTCCGGCTCCTGCTCGTCACCGTCCTCGTTCACGTCTTTCAGTTCCTCGTCCAGTTCGCGATAATCATCGCGATATTCGCACCAGACATTCAGACCAAACATCTTGTTGATTTTCTCACAAGCGTTCTGTCGAGCGTTCAGGCGGGAATAACGGGAAGCAATGACGCCACCCATGTTGCGGGAGACTTCATCCGTAATGAGACGTTCCTTCTTCTGTACGTTGATATTGGAGATACCCAGATAGGTTAGGGCTTCATTCCAAATCTGGGTCTTTAACTGGTAAATTCTGTCCGCAACATACGGGGCTTCTGTGGAGAGAACGGTGAAGTTCGCATCGTTCAAACCATTGTCACCGAAGATAACAGGGCTGTTACCATCAAATTCCTTGTACAGGTTTTTCATGGTAAGCCGCTGTGTCTCAGCGCACTTGATAAGGACAGGTGTTTTCTGCGCGTTGGCGTTCACGTCAATCACTCGGTCGAGGTTGTACAGACGCTTTGCGAAAACTTCAACGTCCAGAGAAGAAGGGGTACGGAGATAGTTATTGTAGATGATGACACTGTCATCGAGGGTGAGGTTTTTCTGATAGTTGTTGTACGGGGAATAAGCGCGGGACGCTACCGGGTATCCGTATACATCGAAGCCGCCCTGAACAGCATTGGTTAGGGAGAGATAGCCCATAACCTCGTCTTCAAAGAACACTGCCTGACCGTACTTGAACAAAGTGAGTTCAAGGAAGCGAGGGTCAATTGTGTCGGGAAGACCTGTCCAGTCGAACATAGCAATTGAGAGTTCAATGAGACGGTTATAATATTGGATATAGGTAGCGTTGTTCATTACAGCGCTTTCCCAGAAATTTGTTTTACGTCTTGCCATGTTGTCCTCCTTATGTCGGACTATTGTCGAGGGAATAGTTGCAAACATTTTCGGGGTGTTTCCAGAAGGTTACGCCACGATTAAAAATGTTGCAAATTTCCGCTTCGTCTGTGCAGGGGATAGAACCACCGATTTTGCATCCTATTGTCTGAACGTAGTTCCATTGTGGACGGGAAGAAATGTTAGGCACTTTGATTAGGTTAGTTTTATAACCGTATCGAGAGAAATAGTCATCAATGCGGTCAATAAACTGGTCTGTTGGCACCATTTGTGCCCATGAAAACCCCCAATGGTTGCCGTTGAACAAATCATTAGCATCACCGCCGTGGAAATGAGATGTTAAAGGGCGGATAGGTGTGCTCGCTAAAGAGATAGCCGCTTCAACTTGTGCCTTTGCACCTCTGCTCGTAGCTTCGCTTTTTCGGTCTACACGTTTACCACCCAAATCTTCGCGTTCGCCTATGGTTGGGAAGGGCAAGTCCTTATAAGGAAGATGTACTGCACCTCCTACCTGACCAGACATTCTACCTTGCAAAGCACCCATTGCCCCACCAATAAGAGCGCCCGGAAGACCGCCGCTGACAGCGCCAGACAGGGCACCAACCGCACCGGAAAGAGCACTCATAATTGCGCGGTTTGCAAATTGATTGGTAGACCATGCACACTCGGGAAAACCGTTGTAGGTAATAGCTTCACCGAAATTTTCACCTACGGGGATTGTTTTGTACCCAGCTGGCACAGCAGTGATAGAAAGCGTGCGCGCTACGCTTGCATACACCACAAAACGGGGGCTATGCTCAACACCTTTCCAGCTGCTAAAATACTCATACGCATACTTTCTCATGTCGTTACCATAGTTTGTAACTTCAAGATATGTATACGGATATGTATTCATCTTTTTGTTACGAACAGCTGACCCATCAGAACGTTTAAGCGGCGTCATCGGCGTTAGTGTATAATCAAGCTGTGCGTTACCCGGTGTAGTTCCCTTCTTTATTTCATCCATTATAACTTCAGGCGCCATAAAAATGGAAGTTATAGCGTTTTGGTTGTTCCAGACGCCCAACTCGGTAAGTAGGTCTTTAATGGCCCCGATACTGGTGGGGTCAGACCCATAGTTAGCGTTAATATTCAACTGCTGGAAAGTTCTACCATAGAAACCACCACCAGCGGGCGTGCCGTCAGCTCCGCTTGCTTGTTCTACAACAATGCTCATATTGCTTGACGGTATCATCTTCTGGGGAGGTAACAAGTACATCATTTCGCCTGTCTCAACATCTTCCGGAACAAGGTTGTCGCCCGCAACGTCAGTCACGCTATGCTCACGCACTACAAAGCACTGCTGCAAATCCATCTCAGTAATCCACGTTTGGATAACGTCAATAGTATAGCTAATCTCACTGGTAATATTATTCACATAGGTGACATCATCAATGAAAGCATAGAACCATTTGTTTCCAAACGAGCTATTCTGAAACGCAATATAGTTACAGTCGTACAGGTCTTCAACCTTATACTGTACTCTTACCCTTCCGCGCTTTGCCCTCTGGTAACTCATGTTGTCCACACGATACTTAGCCTTTGTGAGGAAATAGGCGTGCTGCCCTTCCTTATTAGGCCAGTAAAGGGTGTGCTCATAGTCCGGGTCGCAAGGGCAACCGCTTATGATATACAGTCTTCCATCAGGAAATACTTTCATATCTTTTCCTCCTTGGAGAGGGAGAGGGTGTTACCCCTCTCCCTATTGGTTTAACCCTTGACCAGTTCCACCATGTCACCCACGCTGGCAGCAGCGTAATCGAACACGGCAGCGGTGCTGTAACTCGCGCCGCCCAGCTCGCACTCAATCTTGCAGTTCGCAGCGTTGGGAGAGAAGATGAATGCGCCGTAAGGATGAACGGCAATCTTCTGAGCAACCATGTCGCCCGTCTGGATGAACTTATAGTTGTAGTTGTTGATAGCGGCGGTATCCAGAGCCGGGGTCATGGTGATAACCGTGCCTTCCTCGCTCTTATCAATGCTCAGGATTTCAGCGTTGAACGTCGCGGGAGCCGCGATAGCAACAGCGTCATCAACGAACACGATAGCGTTGGAGAAGGGAGAACTGGAAACGGTCTTCCACACATTGTAAAAGTAGTTCCAATACTCACCGGAAGCAACGTACTTTTCGGTCATCTTGGCCTGATTGTCGTACACCTGGAACCACTCGCGGTCAGCGATGACAGCCTTGACGTTTGCCATCAGGGCCAGTTCATCAGTGGTAACAGGCTCCAGCTGGTCGCTGGCATCGACAATCACGGAGAACCGGTCATTGTCGAAGGTAGTCCAATCGTCAACCAGAATGAGATGGCCGGTGAAGGTCGCTCTATCCATGTTGAACGCAGCAGCCAGAACGTCCACATCATAGGCCGCATTGAACTCGCTGTCCATAAAGATGAACTGGTCATCACGGGGAGTGGTGGTATGAACACCGGAGTTGTTGTACTCAGTGCTCATAAAGGTCAGCTTGTTGCTCATGCCACGGAACGCCTTGGCAGCGTTCTTCATGTCAGCAGCATCAAACGCCTTGGGATAAATCTTGCCGTGAGAGATAGCCTTGATAAGCAGATACTTGAACAGCAGATACTCGTCATACTCGGCAGCGGTGAACACGCTGTCCACGATGCGGGCAATCAGGTCGGTCACACCCTCGGCAGACATGAAAGCCATGCGGAGGTCTTCGTCCTGAACGGTGATAGGATACTGTACGCGATAGTTCATCGCGTGGAAAGCTGTGCGAACATCGGGCAGAGAACGTTTCAGTTCACGGCTCTCAGCCTTCTCAGCGGAGAACTCACGAGCCTTGCAGATGTTGACGAACACTTCCTCAACAGTCTCGCCGAACTCGAGATAGCCCTTCTTCAGCTGAGCATAGGCGTTATTGAACACTGCGCTCTTGATACGCACCAGCGCGATACGGTTAACAAGAGAAGACAGGAACTGGTTAGCCAGAGCGGGATAGCCATAGAGCACCTCGCCCACCTTGGGAATGTCAGTTGCCTTAGCAACAGCAGGAACACTGTCCTGATACTCTGCGCTGGCATTGGCACGAATGGTATTCAGAATATCAATCGTGCTGGCATTCAGCGTAGAAACTGCGATACGTTTTGCCATTGTTAGTTTCCTCCTTGTTCAAAAAGTTTGTCAAATGTGAGCTTTTCAGCCGGATCAGGCTGCGGCTCGGGGTCAGGGTCAGCAGGCTTATCAGGATTGAAAAATCTTTCCTTGTACTTTGCCCGCCACTCTGCGTCGTTCTGCTCGTACTTCTTCTTCCAATCTTCATTTTCAGGAGAAGACAGAGAGTTCAGGGTGTCGTGGATATCTTCCACGAAGGAAAGGGCTTCGTCCGAAGTATCCTCTCCAATGCGGGCACGCACAGCTGCCATGATTTCATCGATTTTCTTAACTGCCATAGGTGTCCTCCTTCAAAAATAGTTTGTACCACGTTTGCTTGCCAGCAATGCCATCGACTAAGATGCTGCGGGATTTCTGGAAGTCTTTAACTGCCTGTTCCGTATTGCGACCGAACTGACCGTCAGCTTTAGTGCGACCACAAGAGAACCCGTTGCCGATTAGCATTTTCTGCAAAATCAGTACGTCCGGGCCTGTTGCCCCTCGTGCAATCTCTGCGACTTCGATACCGTACACAGTTTCCTCCTTCGGGTCACTATCCGGCACAATGCCATGTGCAATATAGTCGAACGGGAAATTCTTTCCCGGACAAGCCGTTGCGTTTACGTCACAATGTTTCTGGACAACCTTGATTGTTTTGTACTGAGAGGTTAAGCTCTTTACCAGTGCGCGGCCAGCTTCTTCCTGCGCGTTCTGCATCACTTCATTTTCGAAGTTACCTTCGAAACAAATACCAATACTGTCGTAGTTGTAACCACCGGCATGAGCACCTATGCAGTCGATAGGTCGGCCACGGTAAATGTCACCATCCTTGGTGATGAAAAAGTGATAGCCAATGCCTACCCAGCCACGGGCTTTGTGCCAGCTATGCACCTGAACAGCAGAGCAATGTGAAGCTGCTGCATGGTGCAGGATAATGCGATAGATGGACTGTGTTCGTTTGGTGAGTTCACCATTCCAAACATACTGGGGTTCAATGATTTTCATTTTACAGTTCCCCCTTATCCAGTTTGTCCACCAGCTTCTGCATTACGATAGTGTTGTTGTTCAAAGCTTCGGACAGCTCATGCGTTTCCTCTTTGTGCGTTTCCTGCATCTTGTTGATGTACCAAAAGCAAATCAAACAGACAACGATAGGAAAGCCAACAGAGGTAATGAGGGTGGTGATAGTGTTAGCGTCCATGACAATCTCCTTTCCGAAATTTTCTATAATAAATATAACATATCTATTGACATTTGTCAAGGGGTATGGTAAAATTTAGTGGGAGGGAATTTTATGAAACCTCAATATTACGATGGAACTAAGCTGCTGTCCCTAATGGACATCAATGGAAACAAGCCAGAAATTTACATTTGTACGACTAACAGAACAGGCGGTAAAACTACTTACTTTGGTAGGCTTTGCGTGAACAGGTGGAAGGATAAGCACGAAAAGTTTGCGCTGCTGTACCGGTATAAGTATGAAATGGATGACTGCGCTGAGAAATTCTTTAAGGATAGTAGAACGCTGTTCTTTCCTGATATGGAAATGACAAGCAAATCTAAGGCCGGAGGAATTTTTCATGAATTGTATCTGGACGGCGAAGGGTGCGGGTATGCACTTGCACTGAATAGCGCTGACCAGATAAAGAAGTATAGCCATATATTCAGTGACGTAAAGCGGATACTGTTCGATGAATTTCAGAGTGAAACTAACCACTACTGCCCTGATGAAATAAGAAAATTCTTATCTGTGCATACAAGTATTGCCAGAGGACAGGGAGAACAGACAAGATATGTACCTGTCTTTATGCTGAGTAACCCGGTGAGCATCATCAATCCGTACTATGCGGAGATGGGCATTTCCTCAAGGCTGAGAGATGATACTAAGTTCCTGCGCGGCGTTGGCTTTGTAATGGAACAGGGCTATGTGGATAGCGCAAGCAGAGCACAGAAGGAAAGCGGCTTCAATCAGGCGTTTGCTAAGAATGAGTACATGGCTTATTCGAGTGAGTGCGTGTACTTGAATGATAACAAAGCGTTCATTGAAAAACCTAAAGGCGCTGGCGAGTATCTGGCTACTATTAGGTATAAGAATACTGACTACGCTATTAGACAGTATGCGGACGCTGGCGTGATTTACTGTGATGATAGGCCGGATAGTTCATTCCCGAGTAGAATTACAGTTACCACGGAAGACCACGATATCAACTATGTTATGCTGAAAAGGAATAGCTGGTTTCTTGACAGCATGAGATACTATTTTGAAAAGGGTTGCTTTAGATTTAAGGACTTGAAGTGCAAGGAAGCAATCCTGAAAGCGTTATCTTATTGACGCTATCTGCTGTTGTCAACTACATTGTGTACACCGGGAAGCACGGGTGGAATAGACCGCCGGTTGTGCAGTCGGACAGCTTACCGCTTTGTAGTATCAACAGTTACAGATAGAAAAGACCGATAGGTTTTCCTATCGGTCTTTCATTTTTCCACGGTATGAATGGTTGGCGCGTTCCTCCTGTTCGAGTGGTGTTTGGTTTACTACTTGAGATAGCTGTGAAGTTATGGAACAGTCCGGCATTGGACACTCAAAACATGAGGTTGAATATGGGCAGGTTTTTGTCTTACGGGCACGCCGTATCTGTTCCATTGTTAAGGCTGGATTTCTCATGTGTGACTGAATTGCTGACACTCGCTGTCGGACATCATTTTAACGTAGCGGCCGCAGTTAGCGCAAATGAGAACACCGCAACAGTCAGGACCGAACGCGTAACGAGAAGGATAAGAGATTAGTTCAAAGGTTTGATTGCAGCAGGAGGGGCAAGTGTAACCGTTGAAGTACTTTCCTGTTGCATTGCTTCTAGTGTAGTCAACCATATCATTATACCTCCTTCATCCAGAACTTGCGGCGGCAATCCTCGCAAGAGAGACTGTTACAATATGTAACATTCTGCATATTCTTTTCCACATTGCATGGCCATATTTCAACTGTGCCTTTGGCATTAACTATGGCGTTTGGGTACTGTTCCAGAAAAACACTCTGACGTGTCTTGCGCGGGTTCTGCTCTGTCCATACTTTAACCGTATTGATTTGTTGTTCAGGAGCAAAACTACTTCGTGCGTTAACTATACATTCATTGTCCAACCACGCCGGGCACAATAAGCAAGAGCCACAGGTTTTACACATTCTCTCTTTTTCTTTAAGAAATTGAATAGCGTCCATTACATTTTCTCCTTTACCATACTTATTATCATGTCAATCGTTGAAATTGCTCCTTTGTAACACGATTGGCAATCAAGATTACAGTTGAAACCACAAAATTGATTGTCACCAAATATCGTGACTACATCAAGTGTATCTTTACATCTCTCAAGTTGCTGTAACAGTTCTTGTTTATCTTTTTCATTCATTTCATCACCTCATTTTATAGTCTGTATCTACCAGCAGCACACCTCCGGGAATGCGCTTTGGCAGTAATTTTCCGGGAACACTAAGACCTATGTTAAAGTCTTCAATTGTTCGCCTGATTGGTTTAGTGTACTCTTTGTCCTCATATAGGAATTGCTTTTCTGGGTCTGTCATCGTTTCTTTTTCCTCGTCACTCCATCCCTCAATAGATTTTAGAAACAGTTTCTTACAGCTTTCAGGCATTCCAGCACAACGCACATTATAATATGGCGTGTCGATTGGCTCACAGTCTTCATGGGTAACGTGTTCAATATACGTCTTTTGTCGGACAAACCATCCGGTATCCCAACAGCTTTCCAGTTTCCAGCAGCAGAAATTTTTAGGATGTACAGTTATTCCTTTTATTTCTTCTGGTGGAAGGTCACAATGTATGCTGTCAGTGTCAGCGTAAATGAAACCGGGTTTATCTGGGCCGTAGTAATTGGCTTGTGCTGCACGAATGGTGAAGTTGCGGGCGTATGAAGTAATTGCAGAACCAACCGCTATGAAGCCGGGGAGTTTATCGTTCTCTGGCTGCGTGTAAAAACCTAAAACGCCGTTGCCTTTATCGTATGCTACCTTGAAACTGGATGACGTGGATGACGCCATTTTGCCATATAGATTGTTGAGAAACAGCTTTGCCAGTTCTCGTTGTGCTCCTTTGGAACGTAATTTAATTTCCTTGTACTTGTTGATGTACTCGTCGAATATTCCGAACGCTGCATTGAAGTAACAGCCGTCAAGGATTTCAAAGTCTACCAACTCATAGTGCTCTTTGAATAGTTTGAAGTCTGTCATGGTCATTGTGAGAGTTACTGTCGTAGGCACGACTTCGTGATTGAGGTTGATTATTTCCTTGCAGTATTCTCCAGTTTCTTCGTTGAGGACATCACTCGTTTCAAGCATTTCAGTTGCTCTATATCTGAAAGTATTTTTGATTTGTATGAAAGGTAATTTGTTTGGTCTGATATAAAAGCGTGTAGTGAAACGAACAAAGTAATACTTACCTATTTCCATTGCTTCAAGTGGAATATAATCTCCCTTCCAAAACGTTGGCTCTTTGAACGGGTACCAGTTTCCGCTTTCACTGGACATCATTGATGAGTATAGGCTGTTTACATCTGCCGTGGTGCCGTTATGTTTTATTTGTTTCTCTTTTCCTTTCACAAGGTAGCACCAACCCCCATGATAGGAATGTTTAATGTAGTCTCCTGCTGTTGGAGAACCGTATAGGTCTTTGTCTATTGGAATTTCATATAGGTTGGGGAACATTCCCTTGTAGGTTTTTGTGCCTACGGATTTCTTGTACTCTGAAAGGCAGCAACTTCCTATGGTCAACTTGTCGTGTCCCTCTGCGAACATAATTTCAAGCGCTTCTTTTACTACAAGAACGTCATTTGCTATGTACTGCTGTTCTTCTGGTGTAATTGGACATCCGGCGTAACGTAGGCCGGTATATTCCATGTCAAGTTTCTTGTGCTTTGTGCCAAAGCTTTCTCCTATTCGCTTTACGCTAAAGGGGAGAAGTTTAAGGCTGTCTCTTATTTCTATGATGTGGTCATGCGTTTTAATTAGGATACGATACCATTGACCCATGGCTGATATTGCATAGGCTATCTCTCCGTTTCGCATATCTTTTGCTTGGTGCATTTTAACTGTATCGTCTGCAATCTTCTCTGTTGACTGTGTAAACTTGCGGTCAAGCAATAGGTATGAAAGCCAGAAAGAGCCATCAAATTTTAGGTTGTGATAATAGCATAGAATGTTACAATCAAGGGAGACAAAGTATTCAAATTGTTCGTGGATACTGTGAAAGATTTGTACATCTTCGGTGCCTATTTCTACACAAGCAGACGCCCAAACCTCAGTATTCACTTGTCCTTTGTATACTGTTGTTTCAAAGTCCCCTACAAATACTCGGTTGGTGCGTTTCTTCATGGTGATTAGGCTGGCATGAAGCTTTCGATTTGCTGCTCAAGGTCTATGCTCTCATGCGTGGAGAGGTTACGACCTAATATTATCTGAGCAAAGCCAGCAAGTTCACCTTGCATATAGTTAAAGTCTGTTCTGTCACCAGAGCCACCGTACAGGATTTGAGTAGCTAACATATTTGCCATCTCTGCGTTTGCTTCAAGACGTGCAGCTACGTTTTGTACTCCTTCCTGCGCAATAGCCATTTCAAGCATTGCTTTCAGTTTGTTCTTATCTCTTGTCTTTAGTTTTGTAAATGCGCTGTTCTCGTATGTCTCGCCTTTTGTGTTGGGATTTACCCACTCGGTGAGCGGTTGCCATTCGTCTATTTTTCGCTGAATTTCTGTGAGAACTTTGCCTAAATCAGTTGGCAGGCCCTGAGTTGTTTCTGGTTCTGTAATTAGTGCTCTCCTGCGTCTGGTTTCTGCTGCTTTTCGTGCTGCTATGCTGCGCTCTTGGGCACGGCGTTCTACGCCGCTAATTGCGTGTGGCGTTGTGCTGGACTGGTCGATATAGAATGCCGCTTCATATAGGTTTGCGCCGGGTGTTGGTGCGTAGCCCTTCGGAAACATATAACCTCGCTTTTGAAGTGCCTTGATTTGTCGGCGTAACTTCGCAGCTTCGTCACGTTTTGCCATCTCGTCATCCTCCTTCTTGATAAGAAAGGGAGCCTAATCACTTAGGCTCCCTTTTCTGTTGGTCTAAATGGATTAGAAATACTTGTCCATGCTGGTGTCGCAATAAACGTCCTTGCTCGGGGTGTAATCAGATATCCACAAAACGGGGACAGCTTTGACCTCACCAGTAACCACGTCAGTGTAAGTCTCTTTGGAGATGTTGCACTGTCCCTGAATGAGGTCGATGTTAGCGGGGCACTCAGGAGCACCGCAAGCTTCGCGGAACTTGACCTTGATTGCCTTCTCGTCACCGGGCAAAGTGGTGAAATAGGTCTTGAACTTCTTACCGTCATTGGCGGTGCGCTGCTTGGAAAATACAGTGATGGTGATAGTCTTGCTCATTTTCTGTTCTCCTTTTTGTTGTTTTTCTTGTTAAATGTTTTGATGGGACAACGCTTATTGAGTAAAGCCTGTATGCAGATTTCTCTGATAGGGCACTCCCGGCAAGCCTTACTCATGCTCCTTGACAGTGCGGGCGGGCAGAATGTCCGCATTGGCGATGAAGTCGGTTTCCTTCATGCCGTACAGAGTATCATTGACCTCGGACGCTACAATGTGGACAGCCTTGGTATCCTCATTGTCGATGACAGCGGCAGCAGCCTTGAGCATAGCGGCGTTGTCCTTGTAGGTACGGGGCAGGGTAACAGTGGTGTTGAAGGGTTCGCCCTGCTTGATGTCCATGCACAGAACATTTACCTCCGTGGTCTGAATGGTGCGGGTAATCATGGGGGTCTTAGCCATTTGTTTGTTCTCCTTTCGTTGTGTTGGTTTGATGAATTTTCGGGAACATGGGAGTTGCACCCATGCGAAGGAACGGCCTTCCCGGTGTGCCGGGTGGTTAAACCCGGCAAATAAGGGGAAATGAGATGACACACTAACCTTTCGGCAATGATATTGTATCATAGATTGGGGCTGGTGTCAATAGGGAATTGGGAATTTTGGAAATTGTAACCGAGTGTGAAAATTTTAACAAAGTGCAAATTTTCACTTTTTGGAAAGGGCGGCTTCCTGTTCATTAGCGAGGTTTGCAGCGTATGCACTCAAGCGTTGTAAATCACGGCAAATTGCCCACAAATCACAGCCAGTGCGTTTACAAATCATTGGCGCGTGTCCCTCTGGACAAAATCCGTCAAAATATCTCGATAAAATACGAAGCTGTTTCGGCGTGAATTTGGAGTGGTAAAGTTTAATCACGATATGACCTCCTTGTTCTTTTCTTACTTTCAGACAATTTGTTGCAGAACAAACAACCTCCACATTGCCAACATTTAACCTGTTCAGCGTTCAAAAATATTGGTAAATTCCGTAAATTATGCTATTGCCAACAATGCCAACATTGTACCTCTATTTTTGCCATTATGACCTCCTTACTGCTTCGGCTAATGCTTCGCGCAGTTCAGACCGTGTGATTAGATCGTGTACGGAGACAAGGCTGTCACATGAATACGGAGTTTCGACCGGGAATGGACACTCTGTGAAGCGACCACATAGACCGCCTGTTTTGGCACAGATGTATTCGTTTTTGTATAGCTTTGGTTCGCAAAACGGGCAGTCGATGGGTTCGTGTGGCATTTCGTCTACCAGATAACGCATTATTCACCCCTCCTTTTCAGTTCCTTGTGCGCGATAAGCCATAGGTCGCGGTAGTAGATGCAGAGGTTACGCCACTGACAACCAGCGCAGACTTTCCGGGATGAACAAAGGCGATGGATAACAGAGCGCGAATTGTCGGTGAGTTCTTTTAGTTTAACAAGTTCAGGTTCGGTGAAACGTGTAACGTCTATCATGTTGTTTTTTCTCCTTTTGTTGTATTTGGCGTGATGCCCGATGCGCCGGATTATTCCGGCGCGTTTTCGGTTTTGCCACGGGGCGGCAGGACGGTTGCGAGATTGATAAAGGTCTGCTCGTCCATTCCGTACAGACGGGTTTCCGTGGTGTGGTTGACGATAGCGACAAGCTTGAGACTGTCGGTTTCGTGCTCTGCGCGGAGTTCTGCGAGGACTTTAGCGTCTGCGTAATGCGTGCCGATAGTGTAATCGATATCACGGACTTCGGCGGTTTCCACGTTCAGGGTGCGGACAGTGTAAGTGTGCAGGTCGATTGTGCGTGTAATCATGCGGTTCATTTTTGTTTTCTCCTTTGTTGTTTGTTTTGGTGTGACCCAATGCCCGCCTATTTTAGTAAATAGGCGGCACAATGAGATTTGCTATGACGTTCGCGCAAATTAACCATGAAAGAAGTGTAAGAACAAAGAGTAAGTTTTGCCAAAAATTCCACTGTTTCATGTGAAACACCTCACATTTCCATGTCGTAGCTGTTGGCGTATGTTTCGACGTGTAACATGAGAACGCCGGTGTCGGGCTGCGTGTAGTACCATGCAGCCGTGAAAAATGATGAATTAAAGGACAAAACAGTTATATCGTGCCCGTCCATTTCGCGACATTTTCTCAAGCAGTCACCCCATGCTGATATCTTACGCGGTGACACTTTATTGTAGCAATCGTGAATTGTACGGTACGACGTGTGAATGTACCGATTGACATAGGAACGCGCCTTTTTGCCTGTAATATACATAGTTATTCTCCTTTGTTATTTGATTTTTGGTTGCCCGATGCAAGCTGATTTACAGCTTGCTAATAAAATCCTCGATGAAGTCTGCGATTGCTGAATTCTTGTCAATATCTGCCTGCCCATATTCGGGAATTACGTCATAATTACCATTGTAATATTCAGTAGAGCGTTTAACTTCATCGCGCAAAGATTTACACTTGTCAATTAAAGTCTCGGTGATTGTGGCCAAAGCAACATACTTGTACATATTCTTTTTCATGATAATTTTCTCCTTTAATGTTGTAATTTGGTGTAACCCTATGCAGGGATATAATATCCCTACATAGTGCGCGCATTTCGTCGTAATTCTCAACGACTCTACTTCCCTTTCCCGGTATCGCACATTTTATTCGGGTGGATAGGCGGGTTGAGTACCGCCGGGGCTTTTACCAAACAACAATTTTGGAGTGGCTACCGTAGACGCGGGACGCGCTCTTGTTTCACATGAAACA